ACGATCGCGCGCGAAAGGACGGCGCGCAGGTGCATGACGACCCTGGCGTTCACCTTGCCGAGAACGGCGGCCAGCACCTCCTCGTGCTTTTCCGCCGGCTGGTCGTGCCTTGCGGCAGGCAGGCCGGCTAAAAGCGTCGAGGTTGTCGCGAGCAGATCGGCGACGACATCGCGGACATCGTGCAACGCCAGCATCGCGTCGACCTGGCTCATGTTCGCGAACCGGGTTGCTTCGCGCTCAAGCACGCCGAGCACATCCATGGGCGCGTTCATGCTGCACCCCCAACGCGGGCCAAGGCAGCCTTGACGCGGCGAATTGCACCCAAACTCACCGGCGCGCCCTCGACGATGTCGATGAGCGCCGGCACGGCGGCGATAAGCTCCGCCACCGCGGCGCGAGCATCAATCAGATCGTCCTCGACAAACCGCTCCACGCTCAGATCAGTGCGCGCATGTTTGAGGGCTAGATCCAGCACCGCTAGAACGTCCACCGGCGCGTTCATGCTGCCACCTCCACCTCGACGATGACGGTCGGGCGCTTTGCCTGCGCGGCCAGCTTGGTGGCCAGGTCAGGACGCGAGCACCAGCCGTAGCAGAGGAAGTACGTGTCCCCGTCCTCTGCGGTCTGCTGCAACGCCGCGCGCTCGTCGAAGCGCATCAACTCCGAGCGCACGGCACCTTCGACTCCGGCCGCGAGACATGCCTGCGCAGCTTCGGTTTCGGCCTTCAGCCGCGCTGGTGGGTATTGGTCGGGATAGTCCTCGGCCAACGGATGCGCGCCCGCGGCGATCTGCTCGTTCCAGTTCCGGTTGAGCTCGAAGGTGGACCGCGCTATGCGCTCGCATTCGAGGCGGTCAGACGCCAGGGATTCCCGGGTCAAGACCGCGTGCGTGTAGATCTTCGAGGAGCTGGTCCGCCGGAAGCGGAAGCCTCGGTGCTCGAAGTGAAAGGTGACCTTTGCCATGGGTTGCGCCTCGCGTAGAAGACCGGATCCCGGCCGTTGTGAAGATGCTGGCATAACTAGCAGGCGTGCGCAAGTAGTAGCGGCATTGCCGTTTAATCCAGCAGCACATCCACCGCGGCTGCGGCATCCCGCACCTTTCGACCCCAGGCCCTGCCCGCCGACCATGCCCACCTAATGCATCCAGGCGACGACGCCACCACCAGAGGCCCGACCGCATGAAACCCTTCCGCATCTTCCGGCCCGGCAAGCACACCGCCAGCAATGGCGTCCAGGTGGAGTTCACCGAGGCCCAGCTGCAGGACGCGGTCGGCCACTACAACGCGAAGGTTTACGCGGCGCCGCTGGTCATCGGGCACCCCAAAAGCGAGGACCGGGCCTACGGCTGGGCCGAGACGCTCACCTACGAAGACGGCTACGTCGTCGCGCACCCCGAGCGCGTGGATCCGCAGTTCGCGGAGCTGGTCGAGAAAGGCGCCTACCGCAACCGCAGCGCGAGCTGGTACCTGCCGGACCACCCGAACAACCCGGTCCCGGGCAGCCTCTACCCGCGCCACATTGGTTTCCTGGGCGCGGTGCCGCCGGCGCTCAAGGGCCTGGGCGACGTCCAGTTCGCCGAGGAGCTGCACCCTGAGCTCGTAGTCGAATTCGCGGACTCGGACAGCGCCTGGTCGATGGCCAGCTTCATGAGCAACACCGCCAGCATCCTCCGCGGCCTGCGCGATGCGCTGCTGGCCGGAACCGCTGGCAACGGCACCGATGACGCCGATGCGCGCGCCGCGACCGCCGACAAGCTGGTCCCGAGCTACCTCATCGACGACATGGCGCGCGAAGCCGTGCGCCAGCAGGAACGTGCATCCCAGGCGACCAGCGTGTCGCCATCCTTCACCGAACCCGAGGACCCGACCATGACTCTCACTCCCGAGCAGATCGCACAGCTGCAGGCCGACAAGGCCGCCGCCGACGCCAAGCTGGCCGAATACGCCGAGCGCGAGACCGCCCTGGCGGCCTCCGAGCGCCAGGCCACGGTCGCCGGCATCGAACGCGACCTGGCGCCACTGGTCCAGGCGGGCAAGATCCTGCCGGCGCAGGTCAAGGGCCTGGCGGACTTCATGGCCGGCCTGGACGACAAGGATCAGACCGTCGAGTTCGGCGAGGCGAAGGATGGCGTCGTGCCGAAGGTCAGCCGCCGCGGCTTCATGAAGGGCTTCCTGGCGACGCTGCCGAAGGCGGTCGATTTCAGCGAGCGCGGCAACGTGACCAGCACGAACAGCGGCGCGATGACGCCGACGGAGCTGGCCAACCGCGCAACCGCGCTGCGCACCAAGGTCAAGGCCGACACCGGCCGCGACATCAGCTTCAGCGAAGCGACGAACCGGGTCCTGCAGGAGACCGGGATTGCCGTCGCCGATCCCACCAACGCGCCCAACGTCTGACCGCCGTAGCGATCGACGCCGCCCGCACGACGACCACCGCAGCCCACCCCTGGAGTTAAGCCATGCGCACCGAAATGTTCATCAAGTCCTATCGCGCCGACGCGGACGTCGCCAAGCACCGCATCGTCAAGCCTGGCAGCGCGGACGGCCACGCCACCATTGCCGCAGCGGCCACCGACGCGCTCATGGGCGTTGCCGATTCGCTGGGCGCCAAGTCCGGCCAGCTCTTCGACACCGTTTGCGGCGGCTACGCCACCGTGCAGTACGGCGGCACCGTCGCCCGCGGCGACCCGCTGACCGCAAACAGCACGGGCCAGGCCGTCAAGGCGACCGTTGCGGGCAGCCGCCTGGTCGGTTTCGCCGTGGTTGCTGGCGTGTCCGGCGACTTCGGCACGGTCCACGTCCAGCTCGGCACGCTCGCTACCGCTGCCTGATCCAGCGCGCGAGCTCGAGCACCACCCCACCCGACCACCATCGAGCCACCTAGAGGAATCTCGCCATGCTCCGTCCTTATCCGAATGACCCGCGCCTGACCGGCATCGCGATCGCGTTTCAGAATCGCGAGCTGATCGCCGACGCGGTAATGCCTCGCGTCCAGGTCGGCAAGTCGACCTTCAAGTGGCTCGAGTATGACTTTGCCGAGGGGGTCACGATCCCCGAGACCTCCGTGGGCCGCAAGGGCCGCCCGACCGAGGTCGAGTTCACCGCGACCGAACAGACCGGCGCCACGGAAGACCACGCGCTGGACGACGTCGTGCCGAACGACGACATCGCCGATGCGCCGGAAGGCTCCGGCATCGACCCGCTGGGCCAGGCCACCGAGGGCCTGACCAACCTGATCCTGCTGGCGCGCGAAGTTCGCGTGGCCGCCGCAGCGCAGGACAGCGACAACTTCACGCACAACTCGGCGCTGACCAGCACCGCGCGCTGGGACGACTACGCCAGCGGCGTGTCGGATCCGGGCAAAGACGTGCTGGACGCGATCAACACCCCGCTGGTGCGGCCGAACGTTGCCGTGACCAGCCTGGCGGTACTGAATGTGCTCCGCCGGCACCCGAAGATCGTGGCGGCCCTGAGTTCTTCCGGCACGAAGGATGGCATGGTCTCGCGGCAGCAGCTTATCGAGTTCTTCGAGCTCGACGACCTGCTGGTGGGTGCGGGCTGGGTCAACACCGCCAAGCCGGGCCAGACCCCCAGCTATGCACGCGTATGGGGCAAGAGCTTCACGCTCATCCGCCGGGCGCCGATCACGACGACCCGCGGCGAGCCGAGCTGGGGCCTCACCGCGCAGTTCGGCACCCGCGTGAGCAAGCTCATCCCGGAGCCCAAGCTCGGCCTGCGCGGCGCCCAGCGCGTGCGCGTCGGCGAGTCGACTGGCGAAATCATCCAGTCGGCCGAGGCCGGCTACCTGTACGAAACCGTCATCAGCTGACCGGCAGCCAGGCGCCTCCGGGCGCCTGGCGCACCAGCGTGACCTCTTCCACCCGCAAGCGAGGACAGCACCATGGCAAAGGCCAAAACCAGCACGACCTCGAAGGCCGCTGTGAAAGCGCCGGCGAGCTTCGACGAAAAGGCGAACGAGCAGAAGATCGCCGCGGAGGCCGCCGCGCGTGCAGCCGGCAAGACCGTCGACGAAACCCGGCACATCGTGGCGCCCGGCCACACCCTGCGCAAGGGCGGCAAGTTCTACCACGCCGGCGAAGCGATCGACCTTTCTGCGGCCGACGCCGAGCGCTTCCTGTTCAAGGGCCGCGTCCTGGCCGCTGACAGCAAGGAAGGCAAGGCCGCGCGTGAGGCCAAGGAAGCGCAGATCGAGGCCGCCAAGGCCGCCGGCGCCACGGGCGAGCTGCAGCAGTAACGGACGCGCCCAGGTGAGCTACATCGACGAAGAAGGCTATGCCGCCCGGTTCACGCAACGTGAGCTGGATCAGTTCGCCGCCACGGGCGGCGGGCTGAGCTTCGACGATGCCGAACAAGACGCGGCCGAGCTGATCGACAGCTATCTGGCGGCGATCCCAAACCGGACCTTTGCAGTGCCGCTCGCGGTGCCGCCGGCGCGCATCGTCGGCATTGCGGCCGACCTCACCCGTTACCAGCTGTGGGCGTTGCGAGCGAGCGATGAGGTCCGCAAACGCCGCGATGAGGCGCTGGAGTACCTGAAGGATCTGGTCGCCGGCAAGGCCACGCTCCTGGTCGATGCCGACATGCCGGAGGATCCCAAGGCCATGGCCGATCGCGTCGGCTTCGCCGCAGCGCCACGCGTCTTCACCGGCCGTTCGCTGGCCCGCTTCGTCGGCTCGAGCTACATCGACGACGACCCCGCCGAGGACTTCCGCCGTGCTTGATTGGCTCTTCCTCACCGACAAGGTCCAGGCCAAGTTCAAAGAGCTCGGCACCCAATCGCCGACCGTGCTCCGCGCAATCGACGCCTTTGCGCGCGTGCTGCTCAACCGCATCAAGATGGGCTTCCGCACCAGCCGGTCGCCCACCGGCGCGCCGTGGAAGCCGCTCAATCCCAAGCTCACGCGTGTAGGCCAGCCGCTGGTCGACACCGGCCGGCTGCGCAACTCCGTCAGCTCGCGCCGTGACGGCGACGCGGTGGTCATCGGCACCAACCTGCGCACGCCGACGGGAGGTTACAGCCTGGGCGCCGTGCACCAGTTCGGTGCCGTGATCGTGCCGCAGAAAGCCAAGTTCCTGGTCTGGTCGCCCAAGGGCGGCAAGGGCCTCATCTTCGCCAAGCGGGTCACTATCCCGGCCCGCCCGTTCATGCCTGTAACCGCCAACGGCATCGTCGACCTGCCGCCCGCCTGGGCGCAGTCGGCGCTCAAGGCGATGGCCGCCGCGCTGGAGGTCAACGCATGAGCATCACGCTGATCGAAGCGGCCCTGGTCGACCGCCTGCGCGCGCGCCTGGTCGATGACACGCACCTGGTCGAGGTCGTCTACGCGCACCAGGAATACGCCGACGTGCCCGAGGCGGTCATGGTCACCCCATCGCTGGCCGTGATTTACAACGGCTACTCGCCCGGCACCGCGGCCGACCAGGCCGGCCTGATCCAGTCGATCGAGTTCGATTGGCTGGTCGTCGTCAACGTTGCCAGCGCGCAGCAAAGCGACCGCGGCGACGGCGTGCGCTTGATTGCGTCGCCCATCATCGACGCGGTATTCGCGGCGCTGCTGGGCTTCCGGCCGATCCCGAAGTTCCGCCCCATGAAGCTGGCGCCGGCCCCTGGGGCGGCGGTCACCGATGCCGGCTTTGGCTACTACCCGCTCGCTTTCACTACCACCGCCACCTACCGCGGCAACCCCTGACCGGAGACCACCATGCGTACTGACTATTCCTACATCGGCTCGGGCCGGATCCTCATCCGCAAGCGTGGCGCGGCCGGCCCCTTCGTCGAAGTCGGCAACTGCAGCGCCCTGAGCTTCGGAGTGACCTCCGAGGAGAAAGTGCTGCGCGACTTCCGCTCGCCCGGCGGCGGCACCTACAACAAGGTCGACCGCATCACGGACGTGAGCATGAGCATCACCGCCCACGACCTCAGCCCGGAAAACCTCGCCCTGGCGCTGTACGGCACGACCACGGCAGTCGCCGGCGGCACGGTCGACGATGAGGAGGCGGTCGCCTTCAAGGGCGGCTACGTGCTGCTCACCGGCAACCCGTCGGCCATCACCTCGGTCAAGGACAAGACCACGCCGGCGACGACCTATGAGGCGGGCACCGACTACGTGTTCCAGCACGGCGCTCTGTTCATTCCCGCCGACAGCTCGATCCCGACCCCGTCGGATGCCGACACCCCCAACATCACGGTCACCTACACCGACAAGTCGGGCGACATCGTGCAGGCGCTCACCACCGCCGCAGCCGAGCTCGAGATGGCCTTCCTGGGCCTGAACGAAGCCGACAGCGGCAGCGCGGTCAACGTGCGTGTGTGGCGCGGGAAGTTCGGCCCGGCGCAGACGATCGGCCTGATCGGCGACGACTACGCCGCGCTGGAAATGAGCGGGTCGCTGCTGGCCGACGCCAGCAAGACCGGCACGACCTCGCAGTACTTCCAGACGTTCGTCGAGGACAACACCTGACCGGCGGCCGACGCCACCACCACCGGCAGGCGCTCTCACCCGAGGCGCCTGCCGTTTCGTAACCCGCGCCTGGAAGGAGGCCGCTCGTGACCAAGAAAGCAACCGCACCCAAGCCCACCGCTGCCGCGACCGACGCGGCGCTGCATGCCGACATCGATGCGCACGTTCCCGGCGCGCCGCGCGAGCTCACGTTCGAGCTTGGCGGCGGCGCGAAGGCGGTGTTCGTCCTCTCGCCGATCCGCGTCAAGCAGGTGTTCCCGTTCCTGCAGGCGGCTCGGCCCATCTTCGCTGCCCTGGTCGCCAAACCGTCCTCGCCGGCGCCGGTCCTTCCACCGACACCAGCCGAAGGCGGCCAGGGTGGCGATCCTACCGCGGCGCCGGCGGATGCCATCGACGCGCGCCTCGACAGCGCCGACTGGATCCTCGGCATCGTCGAGCAACACGGCCCGGCCGTGATCCACGCCATCGCGATCGGCATCGCCCAGGTCGACCGCGACACCGCGCGCTGGCAGGACAACATCGCGGCGGTCGAGGCCACGATCGAGGAGCTGCAGCTGGTCGACCTGATCGTGCTGTTGCGACACTTCATCGAGATCAACGCCAGTTTTTTCACGGGCCAGGGTCTGACGCTGCCCCTAGGCCTGGCTCTGAACCGCAGCGCAAGAAACCCGGCCGACGTGGCCGCACGGACGCCGAAGTAGCGGAGCTTCCCTGGCTGTGGTCGGATGCGATCCAGCTCCTCTACAGCGGCAACCACCCGCCCGACCGCGTCGACGACTACACGCTCGACCAGGTCCGGGCTTTCTCCCAGGCCATTGATCGGGAACGCCGGCGGCGGGAGCGGACGCTGGCGATCATCGTCCGCGCGGCCAACCTGTACGAGGGGCGCGACTTCGCGGACTTCTTGAAGGATTGAACCATGGCAACCGATCTCGAGATCCGTGTCACCGCCGAGCTGAGCGCCATTCGCCAGGCGCTAACCTCGTTGACCGGAGACATCGGCAAGGTCAACGACGCCGCCAACAAGGGCGGCGGCGCGGCGAACGGGCTCGCCGATGGCATGGACAACGCCGCCAAGAAAGCCAAAGAGGCCTCGAGCTCGACCAAACAGCTCGCCACCGACGCCGATCGGGCCAAGGGATCGCTGACCACGCTGCTCGCCGGCCTGGGCGTCGTCGGGCTGGCGCGCAGCCTGATCCAGATGGCCGACACGGCCACGCTGCTGCGCGGCCAGCTCGAGCTGGTGACGAAGTCCACCGAGGAGCTCAACGTCGCCCAGGAACAGACGTTCGCGATCGCGCAGCGCACCCGCGCGGGCCTGCAGGGCACGGTCAACCTGTACGCCTCGATCGCCCGAGCCGGCCGCACGACCCAGGAACAGACCCTGGCGCTTACCGAGACCATCAACAAGGCGGTCGCGCTGTCGTTCACGAGCGCGCAGTCGGCGGAGGCGGCGCTGTTCCAGCTCGGCCAGGCCATCAGCGTCGGCGTGCTCCGCGGCCAGGACTTGAATAGCGTCATGTCGCAGACCCCGCGGCTGGCCACGGCCATCGCCCAGGGCCTGGTCAAGATGGGCGTCATCGCCAAGGAAACCGACCTCCGGAAGTATGCGAACGAGCAAGGCATCGCGATCGACGACGTGATCAAGGCCCTGCAGCTCTCGGGCACCACGCTCGAGGAGGAGTTCGCGAAGATCCCGCCCACCGTCGGCGGCGCCATGACGGCTGTGCGCAACGCGGTCCTGCAGTACGTCGGCACGGCCGACCAGGCCAACGGCAGCTCGCGCCAGCTTGCCGACCTGATCCTCCTGGTCTCCAAGCACATCGACGACCTGGCGGCGGCGCTCATCGCCGGCGCGAAGATCTGGCTGGCCTACAAGGCCGCCTTCGTCTGGCTCCCCGGCGCCGTCGGCGCATTGACCGCCCAGACCGCCGCTGCGGGCGCTGCAGGCGCGTCTGCTGCCGCAGGGGTGGAATCGTTCGCCGCGGCCGAGGTCGCCGCAGGAACGGCCGCCAGGGTCGCTGCGCCGCAGGTCGCGGCCATGACCGCCCAGCTCACGCTCGCGGAAAAGGCCGCGCGCAGCCTGGGGCTGTTCCTGGGCTCGTTGCCGCGGCTCCTGGTCTCGGCATTCACCGGCTACGAGATCGGGTCCTACCTGGTCGAGCGGTTCACCTGGGTGCAGAAAGCCGGCATCCAGATGGCCCGGGTTATCCACACCTCGCTGGTGGAAATGGCCGGAGGCGCGAAGGCGATCTGGGCAGAGATCGCGGAGGCCGCCAAGCAGTCCTTCAACGCCGGGCTCGAAGGGGTCGCCGACCTGCTCGACGCCATGGGCAAGGTCTCCTCGATCACACCAGGCATCGGATCCAAGCTCGAAGCCACGTATGCCGGGCTGTCCGCCAAGATTCGGGGCGCGAAAGCCGAAACGGTCGGCTTCGGAGCCGCATGGAAGACCATCGACGCCGAGGTGAAGGCACGGGTCAAAAGCATCAACGAGTCCTACCAGGCGCTCTACGACGCCGCCGGCAAGATCGACAAGCCGGACGCGCCCAAGCCGGCGGCTCCCGACCCGGATCCGGACCACAAGGTCGCCAAGGCCATCGGTGGCATTGTCGACCAATACGAGCTCATGAAGGATGCGGCCGATCGCGCGCTCAAGCAGATCAGCCAGCTCTACGCCGACAACCTCATCAGCATCAAGGATTACTACAAGCAGAAGGCCGACCTCGAGCGCCAAGGCATCGACGCGCAGATCAGCGCGGCCAAGCGCCAGCTTGCCGACGCGCGCGCCGACGCCGCGGCCGCGGTAGCCGCTGCCGCCAAGGGCGACGCCGATGCGCAGGCGAAGGCCGAGAAAGCCGGCGCCAAGGCTGTGGGCGACGCGTTGACCAAGATCATCGTCCTGCAGCGCGCACGGGCCGACATCGGCGTCCAGGCGGCGCACGACCAGGCAAAGGCCGAGCAGGACCTGGCCGACAAGCTGGCCGACGTGCGCACGCGCCTGATGGAGCTGGACGGCGACGCCGCCGGCGCGAAGACCCGCACGCTCGAGGCGCAGTACAAGGATCTGATTGCCCGACTCAAGGCCGAATCGGACACCGCCGGCGTCGAGCTCGTGCACAAGCTCATCAACACCGAGGCCGCGAAGGCGGCGCTGGACCAGTACAAGGATCAGTTCTCGCAGACAACCACCGCGCTCTCCCAGCTGCAGGCCACCACGGCCGCCCAGGTCACCGCAGGGCTCCTGTCGAACGCTACGGCCGAGAAACGCATCCAGGAAGCCAGGGACAAGGCCCTGGAGCAGCTCAAGCAGCAGCGGGCCGCTGTGGCCGCCCTGTACGCCGAATACGGCAAGCCGGAGGCCCTGGTCGCCCTGCAGCAGCTCGACGAACAGATCGCCACCCTGTCGACTAGCCTGGACGACTGGCGCGGCAAGACCCAGGACGCGGCCACCAGCTCGCTGGCCAACTTCTTCTCGGACCTCTACACCCGCGCCAAGAGCGCCGGCGAGGCGGTGCGCGACCTCGCGGTCAACTTCACCAAGAGCCTGGCCGACATGGCCAGCCAGGCGCTGGCCAAGAAAGCGATCGGCGCCATCTTCGACCTGTTCACGAAGGACAGCGACGACGGCGGCGCTGGCCAGGTAGCGGCAGCCGCTGCCGCCGGCGTCGCCTACTCGGCGCCGGTCACCACGGCCGCGGTCGCGATGGGCACCGCCGGCGGCGCCGTGGCTGCGGGCGGCGGCGTGGTCATGACCGCAGCCATCGCCCTGCAGGCGGCCGCGGACACGCTCCTGGTCGCCAACAGCATCGGCACGGCCGCCGGCGTCGCGCACACCGGCGGCATCGTCGGCCAGCTTGGCGCCATCCGCCGCGGCTTGTCGCCGGCGCTCTTCATCGGCGCGCCGCGCTACCACGGCGGAGGCGTGGCCGGGCTCGGCCCGGATGAGGTCCCGACCGTGCTCAGGCGCGGCGAGGAGGTGCTGACGCGTAACGATCCGCGACACCGCTACAACGCCGGCACCGACAGCGGCGACGCCAAGCAACCCATGCGGTTCATCTTCGTCGACGACCAGCGCCAGGTGAAGAATTACCTCACCGGGCCGGAGGGCGAGCAGACGCAGATCGAGTTCATCCACCGCAACGCCGGCCAGATCCGCGAGATCCTGAAGGGCTGAAGATGGCCATCGACCCCACCATCCAGGTCTTCCCCTTCCAGCCCGACGGCTCGGACATCGTGAACGAGCGGCTCGAGTTCTTCACCGACGCGATCCCGAGCTGGAGCGGCGAGGTGCAGACCCGGTCGGTTCGGCTCACGCCGCGCCGGTCCTTCGAGTTCCTGTCCAGCGAGCTGGCCGACGCCGCGCGCTGGCAGACGCACCTGGCGTGGAACGTGAGCGCCAAGCCGGTCTACCTGCCCATCTGGCCAGGCGGCGCCGTGCTCGAGACCACGCTCGGGTCCGGCGCCACCGAGGTCCCGGTCGACACCGCCTGGCGCGACTTCACCGACGGCGGCATTGCGCTGCTGCGGAACCCCGAGGATCCGCGGCGCCTCGAGCTCCTCTCGATCGACACCGTCGAAGCCGACCACCTGGTGCTCACCGACGCCACCGCGAACGGCTGGCCAGCCGGATCCCTGCTGCTGGCGATCCGCCGCGCGCGGCTCGACCAGGACTTCACCACCAGCAGCTTCAACCGCGGCATGCAGTACGGCCGGCAGCGGTTCGTGATCGATGAGGCCAACCCCTACCCGGCCATCGCGCCGGCGACGACGTACCGCGCCTACCCGGTCATCACCGACCGCCCATCCTTCAGCGCGGATCCGGTCATCGCGCTGGAGCGCCAGGTGGAGACGGTCGACGACAGCGTTAGCCTGGTCGCCGTGCACGACCCGGTCGGCATCCCGCTCTACCGGCAGGAACACGACTGGACCCTGGACGGCCTCGCGGCCGTTTCGGCGTTCCGGAGCATGGCATACGCGATTCGCGGCGCCCGGAACAGCGTGTGGATGCCGACCTGGCGCGACGACCTGCAGGTCGCGGCCGCGATGACCAGCGCCGGCAAGAACCTCGACGTGCGTCGGTGCGGCTACGCGGACCTCATCGCCCAGGCGATCAACCGGCGCGACCTGCGCATCGAGCTCACCGACGGCACGGTCCTGTACCGGCGCATCACCGCATCGAGCGTGCTCGACGACGCCACCGAGCGCCTGGTGCTGGACACCGCGCCAGGCCGTGCGATCGCCGTCGACCAGGTCGCGCAGATCTCGTTCATGGCGCTGTGCCGATCGGATTCGGATATCTTCGAGTTCGCCTGGTGGAAGGGCACCTACGCCGACATCAAGACCGCCTGGAGGGCGCGCAAGCATGACATTTGACGTGCGGGAAGCCAGCGCGGAGCTCGGGGCCCCGATCATGCTGGCGCAGTTCGTCCTGGGGACGAAAGTCTGGCACTTCGTTGCCGCCGACCAGGATGTCGAGTTCGAGGACACCACCTACGAGAGCCGCCCTGGCGGCATGAAGCTCTCGCGGATCCAGGACAGCTCGGAGTTCACCAAGAACAATCTGACCATGACGGTCGACCGCCTGCACCCGATCGCCGAGCTCTGGCGCGTTTCGCCACCGACCTCGACGGTTGCCGTGCTGCTCAAAGAGATCCACCAGGAGGAGGTCGACGACAGCGTGGCCTGGCTGGGCCATGTCTCCAACGTCGGCTGGAACAGCGACAGCACCGCCGACATCACGCTCACCCCGGGCACCAGTGCGATGCAGAGCAACGGTCTGCGACGCCTCTGGCAGCGCGGATGCCCGCACGTCCTCTACGGGCCGGGCTGCAAGCTCGACATGGAATCGCACGGCACCGATGTCACCGTGACCGCGGTCAACGGCCTGGACGTCACCGGCGCGGAGTTCGCCACCGCTGGTAACCTGGCCGGGGGCTTCTTGAAGTGGACCAGCGACGACGGGATCCCGGAGTACCGCAGCATCATGAGCGCGCTCGGCACGAAGGTTCGGATGATGACAGCGGCGCCCACGCTCGCCGTCGGTACGGTCGTGCGGGCGTACGAGGGCTGCGACCACACCATCGGGCGCTGCGCGGAGCTCAACAACACGGACAACTACGGCGGCATCCCGCAGTTCCAGGGCAAGAACCCGTTCAACGGAGCGATGATTTACTGATGCGCCATCTTCTCCTTCCCACCGCCTACAACAACCCGCCGCGGATGACGCGCGCGGACCAGCGCCGTGCGCGCGCACGCGGAGCCGCCCGCTACCTGCACGCGATCCTCCTCGACTGCTGCCAGGCATGGTTCGGCACTTGGCGATACGACCCGGCGCTGCTCGGCATCGTGCTGGCGTTCCTGGTCTTCCCGCCGAGCATGCCGGAGCCGGCGTCGACCCTGCCGCAACCGCAGGTTGCCTGGATAGCGATTGCCATCCAGATCGGCATCATGATCGTGAGCACGATCATCGCCGCCTCGATGCAGGGCAAGGTACCGGTCCCGAAGCCGGCCGCACTGTCCGACTTCGACGTGCCGACCGCCACCGAGGGCCGGCCGGTCCCGAAGATCTTCGGCGAGTGGATCATCAAGGATCCGAACGTGCTCAATTACTTTGACCTCTCCTACACCGCCATCAAGAAAAAGGCGGGCGGCAAGTGAGCGCGCCGCTTCCCGTGGTGCGCATGGAGCACGTCCGCCAGGTCCGGCGCAACGGCGGCAAGCGGGTCTGCACGCCAGGCATCGAGACCTGGTGCGCAGCCAACGGCATCGACATCGAGGCGCTCTCCACCACCGGCGTGCCGGGCGAGACCATGGCCGCGCTGCATGACATGTTCGCCGATCGAGCGGTGGCGATCGCCGTAGCCGAAGAGGAACAGGCCCATGGGCGGTAGTAAGAAAATCACGTCGGGCTACCGCTACACCATGGGCTTGTTCATGGGCATCTGCCACGAGTGCGACTCGGTGCTCGAGGTTATCGCAGCGGACAAGACCGCCTGGGCCGGTACGGCAACCGACCGCGTCATTGTTCAGATCAACCAGCCGGACCTCTTCGGCGGCGACGACAAAGAGGGCGGCCTGGTCGGCAGCCTCGACATCATGATGGGCCGAGCGAACCAGGAACCCAACGGCTTCCTCGAGCAGTGGCTGGGCTCGCCGCAGCCGGCCTACCGCGGCCTGACCACGCTGGTCTACGGCGGCCAGGTCGCGGCCAACAACCCATACATCAAGGCATGGTCCGTGCGAGTGCGGAGCATCCTCGCAGGCTGGGCGGACGACACCCCCTGGTACCCGGAGAAAGCGCCGATACCGTACCAGGGCATCAACCTGGACCAGGTCAACTGGCGGTACAAGATGGTGCCGCGCGACGACGCCACGAGTTACGCTGACCCAGCCTACGACGACTCGAGCTGGGACACCGGCTACCTGCCGTTCGCGAGCTTCCACGATCCGTCGGCGGGCTACTGGACCAGCGTCGCCTCCCATGGCTTCGCAACGTCGCCAGGCACCGAGGTCGGCCAGAACAAGAAAGTCTGGCTTCGCGCGGAGGTCAGCATCGCCGACATCGGCCAGGTGCTGGGTTACGAAGCATGGAAAGACAACCAGATGGCGCTGTACATCAACGGCCACCTGGTCATCGACCGAACCGACACCTATGGCGGATTCATTTCCGGGACGATCCCGAACGCCAACCTGGTGCCAGGGCTTAACTCGATCGCGATCATGGCCCGCGACAACGAAAGCACGCCGAGCTCGGCCAACTGGTTCTACATCGGCGTACGGCTCACGGTGCCGACGGCCGGGCACTACATGATGAATCCGGCGCACATCATCTACGACGCGCTGACCAACCCCGAGTGGGGCATGGGATATCCCGCTGGCACGATCGACGACGCCGGCTTCAAGGCGGCAGCGGACCTGTTCTACGCCGAGGGCCTGGGCCTGTGTTTCAACTGGAACAACCAGACGACGATCAAGGATTTCTGCCAGATCGTCGCGGACCACGCCAGCCTCGCCTTCGGCCAGGACCGCCATACCGGCCTGTTCCGGATGCTGCCGCTGCGCGACGACGGCGACGTCGACAGTCTGCCGGTCTTTACCAGCAAGGATGTGCGCGTCATCTCCTATCAGCGGCCGAGCCTCGCTGACACCGTCAACGAGATCATCGTCCAGTACACCGACATCGTCACCGGGAACGAGGCAGCCACCCAGCCGATCCACAACCTCGGCAACATCCAGGGCCAGGGGCGCGTGGTCTCTCAGACCCTGTCCTTCCCCGGGATCCCGACGCATGAGCTCGCCGCCCGCGTGGCCATGCGCGAGCTGATCGCGCGGAGCGCGCCGCTGTGGAAGTTCCAGCTCGAGTTCCAGCGCGGCCGGGCGACATCCATGCTCGCCGGCGATCGGTTCGTGCTGGACCTGCTCGACACAGAGATCGGCGTGCGCCTGGTGCTGCGCGCCGGCGACATGGACTACGGCAACGCCACAGACGGCGTCATCCGGGCGCCGGCCGTCGAGGATGTCTTCGCCATGCCATCGGGCACCTACGTTGCTTCGCCGGGCGGCTACGCGCCGCTGCCATCGGGCCAGCCGCTGCCGGCCGAGGCGGCGGTCGCGTTCGAGGTGCCATATGTCGAGTTGGTGCGCCAGATCAGCGACGCCGACCGCGCCACGATGGCGGCCACGTCGTGCCTCGCCGGCGCGCTGGCCGTGCGCCAGAACGGCTCCCAGCAAAACTACAACCTGCGCACGCGCATCGCGCCGGACGACTTCGCGGTCGCCACGAGCGCCGACTTCACCCCGTCGTGCGTTTCCACGGCCGACCTGGCCGCCGGCGAGACCGCCTTTACCTTCGACCCCGACACCGCCATGGACCTGGACCAGGTGACGCCAGGCACCGGCGCCATGCTCGGGTCCGGCGCCGGCGCGGAGATCGTGACGGTCGATGCGATCGACGCCGCAGCCGGCACCGCGACGCTCGGCCGCGGCTGCGCCGACACCGTCACCGCGCCGCTGTGGCCAGCCGGCACGCGGCTGTGGTTCTACGAGGAGGCGGACGGCATCGACCCGACGCAGTACGCCAACGGCGACCAGGTCGACATGAAGGTCACGCCACGGGCGCCGGACGGCGAGCTGCCGGTTGCCTCGGCCGCGAGCTTCAGCGTGACGATGGCCCGGCGCCGGCAGCGGCCCTATCCGCCTGGCAAGCTGCGGATCGCCGGCGCCGCCTACCCGGCGACCGTCTCCGGCTCCTTCACCGTCACCTGGGCGCACCGTAACCGCGACACCCAGGCCGACATGTTGATCGATGCGGAGGCGGCATCGGTCACGCCGGCGTCGAATACCAGGTACGCGCTGCGGTTCCTGGACGCCGACAACAACCTCCTGGTCGAGCGCACCGCGATCGGGCCGGCGACAGCTACCGTGGTGCTCAACTACACCGGCAACGTGACGCTGGAGCTCTACACCATCGACAACGATTCGACCAGCTGGCAGAAACACCGCTGGACGTTCGCCTACACCCCGCCGACGGGCACCGTGGTCACGGCCATCACCGCCACCGATTACACCCCGGTCTACGACGGCATCATCGTCGACGGAGGCGCCTGATGGCCGAGGTCCTGAAAATGCGGTTCCTGGTCCGCAGCCGCACGGCGGCAGAGTGGACCGCGCTGAACGAGGTGCTGCTCATGAGCACCGAGGGCACCGGCGCGCGAGAGCTGGGCATGGAGGAGGACACCGGGAAGTACAAGCTCGGCGACGGGGTCACGCCGTGGAACGACCTGCCCTACCAGGCCGGCGGCGGGTCTACCTCTCCAATCCAGATCAATACTCAGAGCGGCGCAGCCTACACTCCGCAGTTGTCGGACAAAGGTGGAGAGATAAAATTCACCGCGGCCGCGACGGTCACGATTCCCAAGGATGTCTTCGAGGTCGGCGATTGGTTCATAACATCGCAGGCTGGCGATGGCTTGGTCACCGCGGTCGGGGCTGCTGGCGTGACCTTCGAAACAACGTCCCGAAACGCGACATCCGGTAAAGGCGACATCGTTGCCTACGAAATGGTTACACCCAACGTCTGGCGATTCATCGGCGGCAGCGCCGGGGGCGGGGTGGTGATGGCGGCCTTCCGCCTGGCGGAACCCCAGGGCAGGTGCTTGTAAAAAGTAGCGTGGTCACTGGTGACGCCGATTGGCAAGATCCGATCTTTTCCTCGGCCCTCGGAGGGATCGCGCTATCTGGCCGTGTGTCAACTTATGCCGAGCTTCCAGATGACCTCGAGGCTGGCGATAACGGAAAGGCTTGGTTGGTTGATTATGATCAACTTGTCTACACATGGAATGGTGCGGCATTTCAGGACGAAGGCGCAGGGGCGGCACTTAACAACGGTGTCAAGGTTTTTCCGATACCCGGAGCAAATATTGCCCGCGGCGCACTCGTTTATCCGAAAACCGATGATGCGCAACAAACGGTCAGCGGATGGGTCGTGGATGCCTCTATTGTTACGGATGGCAATTCCGCGACGACTCCATACTTTGGCGGCGGAGCCGGCGACGACCAATATGTGATCGTGGTGCTGCCAGAGATTTACATGATTAGCAGGATCAAGGTCTGGCATTATTATCTAGACGGCAGGACGTATCACGGAACGAGAACCCAAGTTTCAACGGATGGCATCGATTGGGATACGGTCTTCGACAGCGCTATTTCCGGGGAGTACCAGGAAATCGGGGCAGGGAGAACGACCAATTTCAGTCGCAGACCCGTGAAGTACATAAGGGACTATGTCAGCGGAAGCACAGCCAACACCAGCGCACATTGGTGCGAAATCCAGGCGTTCGATCCATGACGATATTATTGCCGGTAATAAGAAACCGACGTACAGGCACAGTTGGAGCGCGGCCGTGGATCGATAACTTCTTGCAAACGAGCCAGATACCCTTCTTCGCCCTCGAGTTTAATAACAACCTCGACGACCTATCGGGGAACAAGTTTGATGCTGTCCCGAGTGGCACGATAACCTATACCAATGACGACCCATCGCCAGTTGGCGGCTACAGCGCGAACGTTACGGGCGCAAGTTTTGGGACACTT